TCTGAGTCATAGATAACAAGACAGTGAATGCAGGTAACATCATCTAAAAAGCCGTTAGTCTCCAGATCGAATACGAGCATGTCTCCAAATGTGAGTTTTGTCTACAAATTTTGCACGCTCTACCATCTCAGGCGTGGGAGGATTGGGCTTGTGAAGCTTCATAGCTTGAAATTCAGAAATCTGTTGTCGGGTCGAACTCTGATTCTGCTTTGGTTTCATTGAATTTACAGGTAGAAAGGTCGTAACTTAGTTGGCAAGCGACACCAACTTCGCCTGAATATCGATTTTTAAGTACTCGCACAGTTGTAGAGCTTGATTTAGATCCACTCTGCTGATCTCGCTCGAGCGCAATGCAGCCATCGCTGAGTTGAGCAATAGCAGCGGATCCTCTGAGCTGTCCAAGTGTAACTCTAGCTCCCTCTTCATGGTTGACATCGGATGTAGTTCTCCGTAAATGTGATACAAGAAATAATGAAATACCTGTGCGCTCAACCAACGATCTAAGTTTAGTCATTGTTTGGTCGATCATCTTCCGCTCGTCACCGTCAAGGCCACTGAGCAGAATAGACAGGTGATCAAGAAATACAACACGGGTATCAAGACCAGATGCCATATACTCAATACGTTCGTAGATGTGATCAGGGTCATACGACCCAAACCCGTCAAACAGGTGTAGGTCCCAGTTTTTAATCGTGTTGTCGAATGCTTCGGCTAGCTCAGATCGATCATGCTCTCCAAGGTGGAGATTTCGTCCGACGGCTGTGGACATAAGTCCGAGAGCTGTACGGCGGTTTGACTCTTCAAGAGCCAGGTAACCGACCCGTTCGCCTTTGTTAAGCAGGTTAGTGCATAAGTCACGACAGAAGGACGATTTTCCAATCCCTGATCCTGAAGTAATCGTGACAAGCTCTCCGTACCGGATCCCGTGAAGCTTGTTTTGTAGTCCTTGAAATGGGTAGTCATGGTCAGATGGAGGAGTGGGTGTTGTGATTACATCGATCAGTGACTTAGCGTCAACAATACCGTCAGGTTTGTACTGAAAGTGATCATAATTACAAACAGCACGTATTGCCTCTTCGTCGTGTGCTTGGATAGCGTCTGAGGCATCCTTGTAACCCTCTAGAAAGCCGATGTAAACCTTCCCAGGTGGTAATACACTTGCCGACTCGATCGCGGCCTTCTGGCCGGCCTCATCGTTGTCAAAGAAAATAACTACTTTGTCGTAGGTGTTGATCCATTCGTAGTTATGCTTGAGTGCTTTCTTTGCAGCAGGTGCACCATTCGGTATGGAGACCACGTCCCAGTTTGGCTGTGCCTCCCAGACGGATAATACATCCATCTCGCCTTCGCAAATTACTAGCTTCTTTGATTTACCTGTAGTTTTTTTACGGAAGTTTTGCATTCCGAACAGGGTTTTAACTTCACCTTCACATCGGAAGTTTTTATCTTTAGTTTTTATCTTTGCTCCGACAAGCGTGCCAGAGCTGTTGTAATAATGGAAGCGTAGTTGTTCTCCATCTTTGTATGCTTTGAAGAACTCACAGGTTTTCTCTGAAATACGCCGTTTCTGCAACCTTCCGGCTGAGCCTTGTAATCGTACATCGTGCATGTGGTGAGTGTGGATAACGTCGGTGCTGTCCCCAGGTGTGTGAGTATAGCATCTGAAACAAAAAACGTGGCCGTCGTCGTACAGACTAGCTGCATCTGACGACCCGCAGTGTGGGCACTCCATGTGCCGGACAAACTCACTGGTCATATTAGCCAGTTTAATGGGATATTTGAGAAGACAGCCCATTTGATACCTAGCTTATCACACCAGGCAGCATAGGTTGTCTTAGATTTCTTAGAGATTTTATTATAGGGGGCTTGAAACACCATACGAAGATCGACGCCAGGATTCTGTTGAATAACAGACTTGATCTTCTTTCGATCAGCACTGTCCCAATAACCCTTACATTCTAGCCATATGCCATTCGGAAGAATGAAGTCAGGCGTGTAGTTGTGTTGGATTACATACGGGACCTTTGTGCTCTCGTATTCGTATTTGACACCCAGTTCGACGAGAAGGTCAGCGACCCTTTCTTCGAGTCCAGATCGGAAAGCCATCAGAAGTCGTCTGTTGGAGCTGCTTCCTTGAGGGTAACATTGGGGTCAGAGACCTTGAACCCTTGCGTAGAGCCGAACAGCTCAGCTACATCAGTCTCGCTCATGTCACCAGTGTCAACACCAGCAGAGTTAGATAGGGAGACAACTTGCACAGCCTTAAGCTTCAGGCTTGTGCCGTAGGTCACACCGTCCTTGAGGATGTAAGGTTTCTGGAACAGAGCCAGCTTTACCTTTGATCCACCGTAGATAGGTGTATCAGAATCCATGATAGGTGATCCTTCCGTGTCAACGATCGGAGGTGCAGTGTCATCGTTCCATGAGAACTTGACAATGTATTTACCTTCCGACACCTCTTCCCAAGGCTCAGGTTTCAGCACAGAACGCTTCGGGTTCTTGAGCTTAGACTCTGCCCATTTCAGGGACTCAGTGCGGTCAGGTTCAAGTTGATCAATGATTTCTTGGTTGACAATAGCCTTCAGGCTAAAGCCAAACTTACCAGGTTTCATCACAGCTTGGAAGCCCTCTAGTACAACGGGCTGTTCAGTCACAATAGTGTTGCGTGTCATTTAACAAAAGAAATAGGTGGAATTGATAACCGATGCAGGGTCTAGTGTGTTACACATCGGTGGGTCGGTCTCTGCTCCAATCTGTCGAGCAAAGGTTGTTAGGTACTCATGCTCCGCAAATAGGTGCATGTATGTTTCACGGACAATGTCTGAAAGAACAGGCATGTCAGTAGCACGACATAGAACCGAGTCATGTATCAGTGAAATAGGTGCGTCGAAGCGTAGTGCAGATAGGTGTAGGAGGCTTGCATCAAGTGAATGGATAAGGTTGGGGGCTGTTGCGTTTTTGTGGTGAGCCTTATCAACCTTGTCGCTTGCACCTGTAGACACCTTGATTTGACACCTACCTAACAACTGTAACTCAACAAGTTTAATATCAGGTTTCATCAGCCGTTGTGTAACTGAGAAACCAGATGGTGTTGTCCATGTAAGTTCTGTGAGACCACGGTCAATGGCATTGCTGACCTCTGACTCGATCCAAGACATAACAGCCATGGGGCCAGGAACAATGACGTCCATGGCATTACGTACTGCCTTGACAGTAATGGTTAGGTCGTCCTTCTCTACTTCGACACCCTTCTCCTTTAAGGCTTCACGTATGTAACCTCGGTTAGAGAAGGGCTTAGCATTGTAAGGTACGGTCATCACTACCCTTTTGACAGTTTTTCTGTCCATGTATGGTCTGATTGTATCAGGTACATGTGGGGCAGCTTTCTCTGCGACTACCTTGTAAGCATCTTGTGGTGTATCAGATGGTAGGACATTGACCAGCTTAGCAGTAGATGCGTCCTTGGCAAGGCCAGCCAGTATCTGGAGACCACTACATGTGGCGTCCGAGGCAACAGGCAGGGATGTGTGCTGTCTAGTACACGTCAGTACACATGCGTGGTATTCTTCACATGCTGCCATGAACTGCCATGGCTCGTCAACCTCATCCCAGTCACTCAAGTTCCTAATCGGATCCTTTGCGACACGAGCTATAAGAGATTGATTGTCCTTTACCCACTGCTGTCTTTCTTGCATGGTTGCCTTGTCCAGACCATAGGTGGTAGCGACCTGGAAGGCTAACCATGCTTCAGCTTCGGGTGTCATGAACGACTGCTCATGAAACTTAAGTAGTGACTTACCAAAATCTGTGTCTTGAGGTGTCAAGAATGCAGGTATAGGGTAAGCACGTCCACGGTAATCAAACGACCATGGAATATAGAACTTCTCATACTTAGAGAAGATCTCCACTGCGTTCATTGTCATCCTTGTACGACATGACTTCATGAACGCTTGTGCGTTTATGTTACATACCTCTGCAGCCTTCCTACGGTAGTCCTTGCGGGACTCCGCATTGTTTGCGATGTCTACGGGCTTAGGTGGTAGAGGCATGTCCACAACAGGGATAAACTTACCAACTTCAACACCACGTTCTTGAAATGTCTTTGCGACATCTACTACGTGATTGTTGAGAGTATATCCCACCTTCTGAATCTTGTTCAGAAAGGCGATCGGTGTTTCTCCCTGTATAAGGCAGGGCTTGCCCCTGCGTACCATGTGATGACCACGCATAACCTCGTTAAGCAAGTAACCACCAGGGTTTTCGTTGGTCCAGTCGTTTGGTTCGATTAGCATCGGCCAAGCCAACGGACTGAACAGTTCAGCGTTGGCTAATACCTGTTCTTTGATCACCATGAACTCAGGTGTAGGTACCACATCGATGAAAGTCTTACGTCCTTCACGGCGCTGCTGTGTCATGAACCATTGCGATGATTCGCAGATGCAGTCTAACAACCAGCCACCTAGCTTGATTCGTAGTTGAATACCCCAAGGCTGCCAGTGTTCGATATCAACTCTGTTCATCAAAGTGATTACATTTTTCACTTTTTGATGTGTACCAGATGACTTGTGCCAATACTTGTCCTTGATGTACTTCAACAAACCAGGTACGTTGCGTTCGTAGTAACGCATCATACACTCGTTTTCTACTGCTGTGCCGATTGCGTCGGTCACATTCTGTACGAGGCTAGACTTAGGTTTGTAGCTAAACACCTTATCAAAGGTGACCTTGCAAGAGATAGCGGCAGCAGCTTCAGGCTCGATGTCTGAAAGGTACAGCATTTTCTCTTTAAACAACCTGCCGTTATGCCGCTCTCTTATAGCTGCACCAGTGGCTTGGATACGATCAGCCACAATAGGCATAAGCTGCTCAATAGAGGCCACGCCATACACACTAGCTGATGCGTACTGTTTGTTCTCCAAGTTTGTTGTGCCCTCTCTTAGTTGCTTGAGTCCTTGTCGTATCTGATCACGCTCAAGCTTGACTTGCCTGTCAATCTCAAACGGTGTCGCTATTGTCGTCCTCCTGCTGTTCGTGCATCAGTTGAATCAGTTCGTCACGGTGTGGATGCATCTCAACCTCATCCATCAAAGTGTCCAGTAGGAAGTTAAAAGTCGTTGGCGTCATCGAGTCGATCAGGGTGAATGTAATGGATGGCTTCATGAGTGCATACAACGAACTCATGAGTCTGTTTGTTCATGTACTCTAAAACCTTAGCCTCAGCAGCGTGCTGACGCTTGTAGATGTGCTCTTTAACTCTACCATTCTTTAAGTTTGTAGCGCGAATCATACAGGCTACATTGGATGGTATCTCCCACCCTGCTACCTTCCAATCCATTACCTCAATGAAGAGATGATCGAAAAAGGCTTCTGGTGGTGCGTCCTTGAATTTCTTCCAGTTGTTTGGGAAGTAAGGTTTGGGCCTTTTACCACTCATAAGTACGTGTTATGTTAATCAGTGTGCTAGATCTGTCCATGGACAACTCCAAGGCATCCCATGCGGCATCCTCGGAGCTGGCGGCGAGAATATACATACGCTCGCCACTTGACAGGGTGACCTCGTACTCACGCAATGGTGAGTGTGAAAGATCAATCGGTTGCTGTGACCTTGGGCTTACGTCGTCTGGCTGGGCGTGGCTTTGGTTTGTCATCATTAGACTCCATGCTTGTGTATGTATCACGTTTGGCTAGCTCCTTGTAGATGTCATCCCACCTGTGACCTTGATCACCATAGTGATGTAGCCAGCAGAGGACTGCGTTCTTGATAAAGAAGTTGTCATCGTGTGCGTCAACGTTTTCCATAGTACCTCCCGGTGATACGGTTAGCACGCTGCCAGATGACAGCAGTGCTGAACAATCCTACCATACCGACGATGGCGAGGATGATGGTGCTTTCGTTCCAAATCATTTGTTTTTCTCAGCGTAGTGTTTGCGGATGTTGTTGAGGCGTGAGAGAGACTCCTCTTCGGTTGTTACCTCCATGCACTCAATAGTCATGGTCTCGCCTTCGTCAAAGTTACCATGAAGGTCACTGATTTCGAGTCGGTTCATGACAGCCCGCAGGTTGGTATAGACAGAAACCATGTCACTGTCTGAATACTCAGTTCGGTAGCGTAGTACGTAAACGTTCATCAGTTGATACGGGTGAATGTGTTGTTTGAGTTGGCGTTGTAGATGATACCATCATCGTCCTTGAATAAGCACGACCAGGTACCAATAGGCAGCTTGCATTGTGCTGCTAGTTGTGATTGACCTTGCATCCACAACAAGCGGTGCGTTGCTTCTGCGTCCTTGAATACGTAGTTCATGCAGCAACCAAACGATTGTTGAATCGATACATAGTCTGGACCTTCATAGGCTTACGTTTTTTGTCCTCTAGTTTGCGATGCAAGTAGTTCACACACTTGCTCTCTGACCAGCCAAGCGATGAGGCCATGGCTGATATCTCAGTGCGGAAGGAACGTGTATAACGTGCGCGTGGGACACGTTGGAACACACGATCGTCGTTGGACTTGAGGTGGTAGTAGTTCATCAGTTGAAAAAGGATGGGTCAGAGTCCGTGATGGCCTCTAGATAGGTGCAGATCATATCGATCGGCATGTCATTAGCATAACAGTCATTCAGGCTATCATACCAGAAATCAATGTTATCTTCAACAATGGTACCAGAGTTGTACATGATAGCGTACCTGTGAAGGGTAGGCGATAACCTTACCATGAGTGCTCGTACACAGCGGCATCGTTGGACACATAAGAGGCAACACGCATGTACATGTTACCTATCTTACCTGTGATGCTCTCCATCCTTGATACGTCACCATGTGTGTCAAGCTGGATGTGTTTGTCATCCAAGCTAGTGGTGAGTTTAAACACGGTCGGCTGTGCATAGCGTGTGTCCGTGTGGATCATTGTAATCAGTAGCCCCGCTCAGTGCGTGGGCAATACCTGGACAAGGGTTCGCACCTTGCCACCCGCTTGAACGGATCAGGCTAGCTCTTATGACCAGACTACAGCAAGAGAACCCTCTGGTAGTCTGTTGTGACAAAACGTTTCAATTATCGTACTTACGGCTTTTTCCTTGA